AAGAGCGAGTCTCTGAACTGGTTTGTCGCATTGCCTTCTGACGTTTGACTTTCTCTGCTTTATTTACTTCTTGTGTCTTGCCAATCATTGATATTTGTTTCCAAGTACCTAGCAATTCATTTGCAGCATTAAAATCATAATCAGCATCAGCTCTACGGAACAGCTCGGTACGAATACCACTCTCTCCCACCCACTTTTGAAAGTCATTATCACCAACAATATCCATAAAATCAGGATGTGTTGCTTCTAACTGCGATAAGTTAGCATTTTGTGCCGACTTAGCGTTACCTTCTCTAGCTTTGATAATCTCTGGATGATTTTCTATCGCTGAATTTACTGCCTTAGCAGGGTCATCGTAAAAACTATCCTCGAAACTAACAGCATCTTCTGTTGGTTCAGTAGCTTGACTTGCTTGTGATTGTTCCATCAACTGTTGAATCAACTGTCTTTGTTGTCCAACCTCTTGACCTTGCTTACCTAACACCTTCTCAGCGTTTTGGTGCATCCCAATCACATCCTCTAATGTCTTTCCAGCATACTTCTCAGGTGGTGAATATTCTGGTTCTGCTTGTACTTCTTGCTGAACCTCTTGTTCTACCACAGGAGCTTCTGTTACCTGTTCCGCACTTTCGGGTGCTACATCTACTACTATACTCATTTCCTTGGTCTCCGCCCCTTAGGGTTATGAAGTTATTTTATGATGGGTCTAGTTATCTAGGTTATCCATCGCTATTTTAGTTGCAGATTCTAAGCTTAATAATAAACCTAGTTGCTGTAACTGACCTTTAGCGTGCCAAAGGTCTTTTTCACTGTTCATAGTGTCAACGTCTCGTACACTACTTTCAATAATCTTTAATTCTTCTACAAGGTCTATCCAACCTTCTGTCTCGAATAAGTCTAATCTATCTTTTAAGAATTGTTCGTCATTTTTCATTTATTTTGTTCAGCTAATTTATCTGTTAGCATCTGTAGAGCTGCGTTATACGCGCCCCACATATCATCTTGAAACGCCTTAGTGGTGTTTTCACTAGGAAAAGTTCCAGTCGCAATTTCTTCTTCTGACAAATGATTAACAATATTAGGGTTTAACTCTAACATCTTATATATAACAGAACGACTACCCTCTTCATTCTTATTGCGGAAAGAGTCAATAAACTTAGCTGCTTTTGCTTTAGTCTCATCGGTAACACCAAGCGCCCCACGTTTTAATAAGCTTTGTTTGGTAGCCAACATATCTGTTATGTCTGTTTCCTTGTTAGTTTCCGTTACAAAGTCACCTTGTTCGTTTCTATTTCCGCTCAAACCTCTTGTTGCCATAATATGTCCTATTGAATAAATCTATTAATTTCTGTTTCTTGAGCAATCTTTCTAGCATTTGCCATATTAAGAGCTGTTTCAGAACGTAAATGGTCAACTTCAGGGTATGTTCTTTCAGTGTCCATGTTCTTACTAGCAATTTCAGCTTGAGTTTTCTGTAAACCAATAGAATCTTTCTGCAATTTAAGCACTTTTTCTTGAATATCAATCTCATTTGGTTGCATATTAGCTGCTTCAGCTTGCCATTTGATTGCTTTTGCCTTTTCTTCTTCAGCTTCAGCTTGGGTTTTAGCAATATCCGCTTGAGCTTGTGCCATTTGTAATTGCATAGCCATCTGTTGCATCTCTTGTGCTTGAGGGTCAGGCTGATTACCAGCTGTAAGCTGCTGAATGATCTGATCTCTGTTATGCATCGATGAATTTTGAATCATAGACATCAAAATAACATTGAAAGCAGGAGAGTCTTTAGGAATAGCTTGTAAAGTCTGTACCATTTGTTGCATCTCTAGCTCTTTAGCCATGATACCCATAGTAGAGTAAGGTACAAACTTGTAATCTGTTACAGGATAACGCTCAACATCAAACTGAATCTTACGCCACATTGATTTATTAATCATTGGAATAAGGAATGTGTTCTGGAAGTTCATCAATGTACGCTTCTGACGCTTAATAGCAGCAGATTGAGTCATTGACATACCAGCAGAGGTGGCTCTTTCAGCAGAACCAGCATCAGCTGAGCCAGTTCCCATCTGAATCATATTTTGTAATGAGGCAACCTGGGTAAACGTGCTTTGGTCTGTAGTTCCCAAAGTAAGAGGCATGATAGCATTTCTTGGATCACCATTCGTTAGTATAGTCTTACCTGGTCTAACCTCAAACTTTACTCCACGAGGCAATCTAGTAGCGTCAGCTGCCATCATAGGTGTAGTTGTTAGGGCGAGAGAGTCAATTCTTGCTCTCATTTCAGTGTCTAATGCTTTTTGAGGGTTGTATCCCTTCTCGCATACACCTCTACCCCAGAATTTATTTGGAACAATGTCATGTTGGTAGCTAATGAAAGGTCTATCCTTCATCATAAAGGCGTTTTCTTCAGCTCTAAGGATATAAGTATCATTAACGATAGTAACTACTGCTTCAACTAGCTCATCTTTCTTAGTGTATTCGAAATCGTCTTGGTCTTTACCTTTCTTTAAGAAGCGTTTAGGTACTAAGCCCCAGTATTCGGTAATCTTAACCGAATCAGACTCATCAGCTCCCTTAGATTCAGAGTCGAAACCAAAGCGTATAGTATCATAATCACCATCAAGGGGAACATCACGATAAATACCAGACTTAATACCGTCCACAACATGATACCTAGGCTTAATGACTTCATGTGCAACACCAAGCGCGTCTTTAATAGAGTTTGCAGTAGGGTCAATCAAGAACTCCTTTGGAGAGATAGGTTCAATCTTCACATCAATAGATGGAATCTCGACTAATGAACGAGTTGAGGTCATTGTTCCCTCTACAGGAACTTCTTGAGGCACTCTTTCGACTGTCTGTTCAACTACAATCTTGCCAACACCAGTACCATAGATAGCAGCATTAAGGAAAACCTCACAGATAGCATCTTTAACACCAGTCTTTTCAAGGTCTTCTTGTAATAGGTTACGGATATACTCAGCTTCAGAGTTGTCCTGATCTAGGAAATCATCTTTAATATCAAACCATTTGCCACGACCAAACGTAGCTTCTTCTAATTCTGCAACAGCAGACTCTACAGCTTGCTGTAACGCAGGAGAGATAATTCTTGACTTCTCTGAAGAGCGCATACGGTCAGATTGTAACCAAATACCGCGCCAAAGTCGGTAATACTCATCCCACTTAGCGACATAATTCATATCGCGGTGAGTACGCCATCCATCTAGTCTATATGTAAGCCAACTAGATAGAGCTTGGTACTGAGTTTCCTTGTTATCGAACATAAGTGTTTGATTTCCCTACGAATTTACGCACAATATATCATAAACACAATAATAAAAGCAAGTATTTTCGTTTTTAGTTAAATATCAATGACTTAGGTTGATTTTTTATCTTTAAGTATCTTATATAATACATCATATAACTCATCACCCTCACCAGGGGCAAACCAAAAACCCTCTTCATGAAGAAAGTCTTCTAACTCAATAAGTGCCTGAACACAAACACTCATAGCCTGTCTTGTTCCAATTTTTTCGTCTTTCATATATTCTCCTTTCGTTTTTATGTCATTCAATAGCCAGCTATTTCATCTTCAGGTTGCCAATCGTCTTCTAATTCAATAGTATGTGCAAAATCAGCTACTGATACTTGGTCGATATACGCAAGAGCATCTAACATATCATCATGTGACATTTTATTCGGAAAATCTACCATCTGTGAGACGAAAGTCTTCCAATCTACATCTTCATTAAACGTAATTTGACCATGTTCCATTCTTCCCTGTAAAGACCAGACGATTCTTTCGGTTTTCTTCTTGCCACCGTGTCTCATTTCAATAATTGATACATATTGACCTTGCGTTCTCATCTCATCCTCAAGATAAGGCAAGATAGCATTTCTTAATGAGCCAGTTTCAATGCCAACAGTCGATGATTCAACCTTAATAGCCGATGTAAGTATCTTTTTAGCTGTTTCCTTGATATTCCAACGACCATGTAGTATGTCTTTAACCCACCACTTGTCTCTATCTATTTTAACAACAGCAATAGCTGTCTCATCAAGTCGTGAACGCTTCAAATTACGTTCTTTTTCAATAGCTTCAAAGCCAGCGGGGTCAATAGCGATAACATAACTACCTTCTTCAGGTTCTTCAGCAGTCTTAAACCATTCTTCCTTAAATACACCACCTGTGAACGTCTCAAACGATGCTTCAAACTCTTGACGGAATGACATTGAAGACATTGAGCTTCTTGCAGCCTCAATTTCATCTTCTGGAATAAACGGATTGTCAGTTGAGTTAAACTGCCACGCTTCCCATTGACCAGTCTCATCTCCTAGAGCATCAGTATAAATATCATAGAAGTGATTCTTACCAGCAGGTGTACCAATAAACATAGCACCACCTC